TTAAAAAGATTTTTTTCATTAACTTCCAACACCTACATGCAAAATAAGACTTGCGGTTCCGGTGTCGGTAATAGCGGAATAATATTGATTACCAGTAACTCCAGAGACGTTACCAAGGCCAACAACCATAACAGCACCAGCAGGAATATAAACTTGTGTTGTACCTCCAGCAGCCGCTGTATTAACAGCCACTACAGTATTATTACCAAAAGCTAATTGAACGCCAGCCGTTCCATTATTGACGACCATAACATCGGGATAATTAGGGGATGTCGTTAATAGTGCAGCGGCAGATGCAGTCGTTCCTACTGACGTATTACTGCGTTGAATGGCAGAAGTAAAATTCTGTATGGGCATTGCTGGCATGATTACGTTCCTTGTGGGTATGCTGGTTTCGTCGGCAACACGCCAACACTGGTTGATTTAAGTAATGCGCGAAGTGAACGACGATAATTAACGAATGTCACGACATCGGTAGCTGTCATGGTTGTTAAACCCAAAGATACGGCTTCGCTAATCCGATGCATCGTTGTGTCGGTATCGTCAAGGGCTGATTGAACGGAGGCGATAAATGCCGAAAGCAATTGTGCTAAAGTTGGACTTGGTTGAACTGGCGCACTGAATGCACCATTGGTATATGTCCATCCAATTCCGGCTGTATCGGTTTGAACATCATTTTCATTCAAAGCAGAATCAGAAACGTAAACGTTTGTGACAATTCCATTTTCTATGACTGCAAAACTCATGGTTTTACCTATGCGCTGACGTATTCTGTGACGATGACAATGCCATTACCGCCTGTGGCACCTGCAAAAGAAGAATTGTTGGAAACGTTACCAGATCCACCTTGTCCTAAAGTACCAGCTAAGCCAGCACTATTCTGGCCACCACCTTGGGGATTGGGATTATAAGGTGCCAAAGCACTTCCACCACCTCCACCAGCAATAGCAAAAGCTGATCCAGTAGCTATGCCACATGAACCGTAGCCTCCTGAAACAGAATAGTCGCTGTTTGTTACAGTGCTGCCTCCGCCGCCGCCTGCGCTAACAATTGTACCACCGGCTGCGTTTGTGCTTCCGTATCCACCCGTTCCTCCTGTTGCGGATAAAGTAAGGCCGCCCGTGCCAGTAAGGACAACACTTGTTGTTCCGCCTGTACTGCCATTGTTATTTCCAGATGCCGCAGATCCGCCAGCACCAATGGTAACTGAAGCTGATGAACCTATTTGAGCTGATGTAACAACTTTTTTGCCATAAGAACCACCACCACCACCACCTGATGCAGAAGTAGCACTAGTACCACCGGCTGTGCCACCACCACCACCACCTGCGCCCAAAAATTCAATAACAGCGTAAACCATCCCGGTTGTTGGCGTATAAGTGCCTGATGATGTAAATTTCTGAACAATGATCTTATCAAAAACAGGAGAACCGTTGAGTTTAATACTGGTCGATGCAGCAACAGTTGATCCGCTTGTGTTGCCAATAACATTACCAGTAATAGTGCCAGAAGCATTAATAGCGGCTGTCGTCGTCGTCCCCGTAACACCCAAATTCCCTGATATTGTGCCGCCAGCAAGCGGAAGATACGTGCCGCCAACATTAATTGTTTGCACATTCAACGCCAACGACCAATCCCCAGCAGCTAAATCCGTTGCCCATGTGCCAGATGTATTGGCAATAGCGCAGACATATAAATTATTTGTATACGCGCCATTAACGCCGTCCTGAACGATATCGCCAAAATTGTAGACAATATTGGTAGCCCAAACGCCACGGTATGAACCACCGCGAGCAGACACTTGCTGGATTTCCATGCAAAGAGTATCAAGGGCTTGTTCTGTAACTTGTGGCGCATAATCGCCTTGATTCTGGATGCTGATAAGTTGCTGTAAAGGAAGCGTGCGCGTAATCGTACAAGTATAACCAACGCCAGGGGCACTATTTAAAGTTACATATCCCCCCACACCCCAGAGCTGACCAGCCGTGGCTGAATTAAGCGTTACCGTATATTGTGATGCTGTTAGGGTGGTAGATGCGCCAGTGCTTGTATTTGTGGTCTGAACAGTAATGTCAGATGCAGCATCGGCGATAAATGAAAATGGAACGACAGTTTGAGCCGCTATCAAAACAACGGTAGTAGATGAAGCGGTTGTGCTGATTGTCAATATAGTCTCCCTGTCTGCATCACGCAGATAGTTTGGGCAGTATTATAGGCTATATTTGGTTAAAAGGCTAGGGGGTTATTTGTTATGAAGTTGTTCTTTAACCTCCGCCGCCCTATCCCTAATATCTGGATATTTTGATGTTATATACGCAACACCAGCATCTCGTGTAGCTGTAATAGCACTATCAATTACTTTTGCCTGATCGTAATGAGATAGTTTCTCAAATCCGGGGATTTGCAAGATTCCATTATTCTTGTCATTCCACAAAGCATCCCTGAGAGCAAGCCCAGATACTACGGCATATTCATGGTATTGATCTGGCGTCAACTTTATACCCATAATTTCTTTTGGAATGGTTGAAATTCCAATATCCAATTTTTGTAATTTCTGAACTATGGGGTCATTATTATCCCACCCCATTCCCATACCAGTTCCACTAGGCAACTTACCGCCCAACACATTAACCTTTGGATCAAGCATATAAGAAACGAATGGCAACCTATTGGCTATCTTGGGGCCGAAACCCCATAGATTACTTACGCCATTGCTTGTTACCGACCTAGCCGTGGGGTCAACCTGTTGTCTTGTCATGTTCAATGCGGCTGAATATGGAATAAAACCCGTAGCTAGGTTCTGTATATATTTCCATGCTGAATCTTGGTTTCTAAACATATCAACAAGCTGTGACATGCCATTTAGCCATGTGTCGCTGGTAATATTTTCTCCAAAACTGGCAGCAATCCCCGTGGCTATGTGGACGTCAGCCCCACTTTCGAGGGAGTGAATACCATCAGCAAAATCAGCACATGCGCCGACAATAGGTGCCATTTCTCCAAGCCATTTTTTGTACGGGATATAAAGGTTCCCCACCTTAATGCTGTACGGTTTCCATCCTCCAGCTATAAGCACATTGCGTTGCTTATAATCAGTTGGCCCGCCCCCGGTTATAAAACCAGCCATTCCCATGCCGAAAGCTACCGTTCCAGCTGTTGCACCTAGCATCATCTTGGCTCCGGCGTTAGCCCTCGCAATGTCACCGTTTTTGCCTAACAAATCGTCGCGCACAGACTGCTTAATAAGCCCAAGCGGTGTGCTTTCAATTAAACCTTGATCCAGCATGTTAACGCCAATTTTGGCAAATGGCATTGCTAATCCAGTGACAAGCCTAAACCCTGGAATATTGTTATTCGATACCGTAGAAAGGACTCTATTCATTTCTGCGCTTGAAGTCTTCATATACATAGCTTCAAGAGATTTTTCGTGAGCGTCTTTCATCGCTTCGATTGGAGGGTTCTGTGTGTACTTCACAAGATGATTGCTCATTGCATCGCCAGTAAAGCCTTTCGACACGCCATCTTGGAAAGCTTTCTCTGCTATCCGCATTTCATAATTGACGGAATATGAAAGAGTATGGATACCAGCGATTGATCGCTCTGGAACGGTCAGAAAATGCCCAATACCACCCGGCAATGATTGTTTGTATCCCTTGTTCGATTTTTCAATTTCATTCTGTAAGTAAGTATGAATTGCAGGATAGGATTCCGCTTGTTTTGCTGCGGCATGTTTATTAGCACTTCGAAGTGCAAGGGTTGCATCAATGTCAGATATATTGACTTTATTAGCCCTAGCTTCAACTCTTGCCGCTTTTAACAGGTCGTTCTTTCCTGAGAATCTTTGTTGAAATACTTTATCGAGCGCAGTACGAGCAACACCTTCTTCCGAGCCGCGCATAAATGGGATGCCGGATTTAACTGCCCCCCACGCCACTGGGAATGAGTTCATTGCGGCATTATTGAGGACAGTGAGCATGTATGGTATTTGTTCCAGAGTTACTCTATCTGCATCTCCCCTTATCGCTCCAATCAACGCTGCGTAAGGCGTGTTTATTAAAGCGCGTCCATACGCTTTTACAAATGTATTGGACAAATACGCAAGATGCGTTAATGGGTTTGAAAGAACATTATTTCTAAAGAAAGCTAACGTTGCATCTTCAAAAGCCTTGTACCTACCTGTGCGCATATCAACGGCAAACTCTGCCTTTGCTTCTGGCTTATCAATAGATTGCATGAGTTTTGCTTCTTCTTCTAATTGAAGAAGAGACTTCCCTGTGACGGATTTTATATATGAGGCAAGATCCGGGATATTTTCTGAACTGGATACCCTTCTAAGAGCGTGTCCAGCGTGCGCCCAGTCAGCTTGTAGTTCAGCCCTGATTTCTGCTGCTATTTGCAGTTGCTGAGTAATGCGGAGATACGCCAACATATCTTGTGGAGATTTCTTTGCATCAACCTTTAATGTTGCGGACTTTTCAGCTAGTTGTTCGATAAGTTCAAAATTAGCGTCAATAAGTTTTTGTTGCCTATATGCAGCATCCCCATAACGAGCGTCCATAATATCTGAATTATTGGCAACCAGTTCGTTTAGAGCCGCCATCGCATCGGCACTTCCATTTATTTTATCAAGACGAAAACGTTTGCTGCTCTCGTCTAAATAATAGGGTTTGCCCCCTGCTGGATGTGTGGTTCCTGCGGCGGCTCTTTCTCCTGCTGCTGTTCCGGCATCGCCTGCGGCATTCCCGCTTCCTTCGCTTGCTGCTTTTCTATCGGCTGCGCCGAGTTCTCCGGTTGGCTCGGTTGATTCTGCTCCGGATTCTGCTGTTGGTCGTAACTCAGAGCCTTCTGGCGAAGTTGCACTTCCGCTTGTGCCGATCTTTGGAGGTTCTGACGCAGTGGCGTCTGTGGCAACTGACTCAGTCCCTGCACTATCTGTTGCGCCTCCGCTAATTTTTTCTGCGCTTGCGATAACATTTTCAGCCTCCTTGTCGCCATGCTGTTTGGCGGTTAAATTTATCTCATTACGAACATTATCGGCAACATCTGTTGCCTTATCCGGGGGTGTTTCTTTCGCATCCTGCTCATGTAAATCTGCAAATTCTTTTCCAGACATATTTTCTGGGGTTATTACAGTCTCATAGCCACCTTCTCCGCCCCCAAGCATACGATCAAACATCTTACGAATATCATCATTTATCTGTACTTTTTGATCTGGTATATTCTCAACAGAACGATAAATATCGGTTAATAATTTCTTTAATTTAGCAAATATATCAGACATTGCCTCATTGGGCGCATGACCTTCCATAAAATACCGCTCGGTAGCACGCGCAAATGATTCGTGCTGTGATCTAGTAAAGCCGCTCCAATTGCCTTTTGCGTTGCCGAGCCATTTTCTTATATTTGCAACATCATCGACTAGTTGCTTTGGCGCACCATCCTCAGCCGCATATTTTGCCATAATATCAAGAAAGTGATGTGCGCTTTCATGAATAAACGTGGAGGCATCGGCACGCTTCATCAACCGTATTATAGCCCTACCAGTGTTGGATACATACGTAGGTATATACGAACCTTTGGCTTTTTGCTCCAAAGTTCCCTTTTGTGCAAGTTGGGTTACGCTTTGGTTCTGTTTTACGACATCGGCACCCTCGCGCTTATACCAATCTGCGATTGTTCCTCGCGCACCCCCATACAAATCAGACATACTTTGGAAGAATGTTGCCACAACTTGTGCTGTTGAATGAGCTTCTTCTGCGCTCCTTCCTGCTGCGACTTGCTTGGCTATAACATCATTTACCACGGAATTACGCATTTGCTCTTTCGATGCGGTATTTTCTTGTGGCTCTTCTTGTGGTTCTTTTTCTCCAATTATATCGCCAAGATGTGCCTCAACATTATATTTTGCAACATTCAATTTTGGTTCTGGGACTGTTTGAGTTTCCGGCATTTTCTCGGAAGCATCTCGATAAGCTTTGTTTACCTCATCGGCCAAACCTTCGCGCTCTTTTGATAGATCGCTTATCTTACTTCTAACGACGGCCATGTCTGGCGTATCTTCTGTCTTCTTGCCTTCAACAAGTTCATTAAACGCATCCGTTGCATCAGATATTTGAGAGCGCAAATCAGCAAGCATAGAAGCTTGTTTATTTGTCAATCTATCCTCAACACCATTAACCTTATCAAGTATATCACTGATTTTCTGATTATTTGTATCAGTCAAATTATCGACTTTGCCTTTCGCTTCAACAATATCAGGATCAATCATGATGTTATCATCACGCTTTTGCACCAGATCTTTCACCCATGTATGCAACCTTTGGAGTTGAGCCGTAATAGGGTCCCATTTAGAAAACACTTCAGGGTTTATTTGACGAGCAACATCGTGAATAGTTTGGGGTTCTACAGTCTTGACATTAATTGAAGGTGCTTCTTGATTTTCCGCTATCTCAGGCTTGATGGATGAATGAACTTCTGGTTCGCTAAATTTCAGAGGTTCTTTAAAGTAGTCGGCCTCCGTACCCATTGCGCTGGCGTTATTCAAACGCACAATTCTATCTGGCGGCTTTACCCACGAAGCACCTTCACCGCCCATAACAATCTGGGAAACCTGCTGCCCCATATCAATGGCATCTTCTTTACTCATTCCAGATCGTTCGGCCTCTTCCTGCATAGCGGCACTAGCGCCTGACAATGTAGCTTCCATGCTAGGAAGAATCATTGCGGCCTTCATCATGACGGTTACTGGGTCTTCTGTGCTTACACCGCGTTCATCAACCTGTGGCGAAAACTGCTCAATCGTAGAGCGCAATTGATCCATATATGCGCTTTGCATAAATGCAGTTGCGTATGGCTTAATAATATCACCCGCAAGATTGGCCATGCTTGCGGCATTTTCCTGAAAACCATTGGAGTTCTTAAAGCTCTTTAGATCAGAACTGATTTCGTCATCATGGGCTATACTGGCTTGATCTGGAACTTTTGCTCTGAATAAATTAACCACATCATTGTTTATCGAATTTCCAATATTGCTCATGCCAAAGAATGCGGCCTTTGCCGCACCGCCCAATGCGCTTACCGTCTTATCAACATTCATCATTGTTCTGGCATTATTAGGAGCAAGTTTTTGAAGTGCTTCGAATGCTGACTTATCCGTATCGTTCAATGTCGCCTTGTAATCGTCTATTTCCTTTTGTTCTTGAATCGGCTTTTGCTCAATAGCCAATTTCTCCTGCGCTTCAGGAGTGTTCATATGCGCAGATATATCCTCCGAAAAAGACGCCAAGTCGCTATTTGTTTGTTCCGCATGTTTTTGTGCTTCAGCGGCAAATGCGTTTAGATCGGATTGCTGCTGTGTCGCCTGTTCTGGCGTTATCGGTGCTGGCGCGACCTGTGGTGTGAGTTGTTGCTGTGCAGGTTGTTCAACAGTCTGTGATGTCGCAACTTGCTGTGGTGCGATTACAGGAGGCTGGTCAGGCTGTGCTGTAAGCACTTCTGTTTGGTTAACAGGATCGGCCATTACTGACCTCCGGCCAAAGGAACCGCCGGACTTGGTTTCCAGCCCATTGCCTTAGCTTCTTCCATATAAGCTTTTAATTTATCTGGATCATTTTGCACTTTTGAAGCATCATACAAAACATCAGGAATACTGCGAACTTTAGGAGCATTAGTCGCACTCTCAACAATTCCTGTTGCTTTTGGAACTGACAAATCTTTAACCGCATTTCCGATCCAATTCTTATTACTTGGATCATAATATTCCATTGGTGAAATGGGCGGCTTTGCATTTTGCATATTGAGTTCTATTTGTGGCAACATTGACATTACAGTATTTAATTTTTCAGCCGATGACCCTTTATTATCTGCATAACCCAAGATTTGTGCTTTTATAATGCCGTAAGCAGCAGCTTTTCTTTCTTTAACATTATATTCTTCGTCTATATCTTTCTTTGCTTGCTTAACGCCATCGCCGTTCAGCATTCCTTTTTTCATATAATCATTAAGCTGAGAATAATCGGTTATTTTATGATTTATGATATCTTCCTGAACTTGTGCATAGTTTGAACCGTATTTTGTTGGGTCTGGCTTTCCGGCAGCTTCACGGTTGATTTTTGCCATTGATATGGCAGCATCCATTGTGGTTTTATCATTGGCCATAAATGTACGCATATCTGGCGTAATGCGCGGATCGGTAATGGAATAAAAATCAGGATTTGCTGTTACATCCTGAATTTTTGCAGAGTTTTGATTTTTGTATTGATCTGCAACTTCTTTTAACTGAGTAAAATGAGCTTTTATTCCTTCAATAGTTGCATTTCTTTCATCTACATTTTGTATTGCGTTGGCTTGCTGTAACGCCCCAGATAAATCATAGTTTTGATACGCCTGTAAAGGATTGGCTGCTGGCTGTTGTGTAATTCCGCCCATTTGATGAGGCGCAAGAATTGCTTTTCCTAAATCAATTTTATTGCCATTATTATCAACCGTATCGCACTTTACTTGACCATACATCGCGTCGCACTTCGATTGTATAAAATCAGTAAATTGCTTCGCTGTCATATCTACCCTACCGCCATTTTTGGCAATAGCTTGAACTGGATCATAGGTTGGACTTTTGAATGGAGCTAAAACATCTACAGCTTTTTTATCAGGGTTGTTAAAGAGGGCAGGGCCACCACCAACACCTTGTTGATAAATGGTATAAATTTGTGCTGGCGTTGCTGAGCCGTTAAATAATTTGTTTGCAATAACGGATGCGTCATTAAGTCTATCGACCATAATATTTGCAGAATCTTGCTTATTAGCAGGAACAACACCTTGTACTTGCCCAATGTTATCACTTGTTCGCCCAAAAGATGATTCCAACCCGGCAGTCATTAGAGCAAGATTTGGATCAACATTTTTGGCTTGAGCCGCAGAAGCAACAGCAGATTTAACTTGAACAACAGACGCACCACCCAATCCTGATGGAGGAAGCGGTTGGCCTGCATTTATTGCGGCAACATTAGATGCAGCAGTATTTTTCAAATTTTCAGCGTGAAGCGTTTTTTCAATTTCAACTTGTTGAACGCCATCTAAAGCATCTTTATTTTGCAAATAAATACTATTTGCAAAACTAATATCCCCACGGGCAACCGAAGCTCCTACGACTTGTTGTGTTATTTTACCTGTTATTTGTCGTGCATTTTCATCAAGAATTACTTTGCCTTGAGGATCGTTAGGATCAACGCCTCCTCCAGTTGGACTAGTAGCGTAAAGGGTTGATTTACCAACAGCCGATTGAATAGCTTGATTAATAACATTTGAGTTACTTCCAGCGCCGACAGCTATGCTTCCTTGTGCATCAACAAAATCATTTACGCCTTGTTTTTCATAAGCAGTCTGCTGTTCATCAAGATGACGCGCCATACCATCTTGTAAATTACTTATATGCCTAACAGAAAAGCTTCGAACAAGGTTTTGTTGGATAGGAGGCAAATCTTTAATTGCATTTTCTTGTGCTTGATTTAAAGCATCAAGAGTTGGCTGGTATGCTTTTTGGGCATCCATGCCTTTCGTTTGATAATAATCACTAGATATTTTTGCGGTAGCAGGAACAAGTTGATTGGATATAATATCATCAGCATGGGCTTGCGAGGCCATTTCAGCGTAATGCGTAGCTATATCACTCGCTTCATCTCCTAACTGTTCGCCAACCTTACCAGCGCCTTGCAATGCACCGCCAACTTGTGCACCAAAATCGTCCGGGTTTGCATGAGCATCAAAACGCGGCCCACGACCCGCAGGTGAGTCCGTATCCGCAATCCCAGATGGACTTGCGTTATAACCTTGATAAACGTCTTGAGGTTTTGGACCAGCCATGTCTAACCTTCTTGTACATCTTGTGCTACTTGACCGGCTGGTGACATATTATTATAAGCCGTACCGCTATTCAAACCACTGCCGCCACCATTCATGGTAAATTTAGCGTAATTGCTGGCAGCACTTCCCAACCCACCAAGTACAGAACTAGCAGCGCCAATCTCGCCAGCTGTAGTCGCATTGTTGGCAGCCATACTGTCCAATGTAGATTGAGCAGTATCGTTAGCTCCCTGCACTTGATACCCATAAGCCGTTCGAGCAGCATTAGAGCGAATTGTAATGGCGTTTAATTCGCCAAGTTCACGAGCCGATGATTGTACTTGTAAGTTTGACCCAGAATTTATGTCAACGCCAGATGCACCTTCGTTAGCAACAATGGCACCAAGTTTTGCACGTGACTGAAGCCCAGCTTGTTCAGCCTGTGCTGTTCCTGCTGCACCAGCGTAATTAGCACTTTGTGTAGCTATAATAGCATTATTAGCAGCTATCTGGGCGTTGTATTTGTCAGCGGCAGATGTCGCGTTTCCCTGTTCTATGGCACCAGCGGCACCAACGCCAGCAGCTGCTATGGATGTGATGGCACCTATAGCCCCCAAATTAGCTCCAATAGCTGCTGCGGCAGTTCCAAAGGTACCAGCCCCACCAGCGGCGGCGGCTATTCCAGCGGCAGATACAGTTCCACCCGACATATTATTTTACTCCCCCGTAATGGTAACATGATTGATGGCGTCTTCATTGCGCGAGAATAGAAGGTGCGTCTCATCCGTAAATTCTTCTTCAGCTTCTTCAACCGTTTTTGCGCTCGTTGGGAAGACCATTGTAACGTAAGTGTCACCTATCGCATATCCAGCTTGTTTGCGGTTGGCGTTCCCAGAGAATACATTGTACCCATGCAATTCAATGGGTTCGTTATCAATATAAATAACAAAATCACCGCTCAAAATTAGTAATGTTGGAATCTTCATAAGCGAACCAACTATTGTCACACCAGCTGGAACCATAATCGTTCGTGAATACATTCCAGCGTGAATCAAATGAGATGTCGGAATTAAGGTTTGTGGTAATTGACCAACAAAAGCCTCAAGACGACGAACATTGGCAATCGTCACTTCACTCATAGTATCTATGCGACGCTCAGCCACTGCATTAGACATTCGTTAATTTCCTGAAAAACACACGATTAGTCTCAACATACCCTATATGGGGTAAAACTTCAGCTAGATTACCACCAAAGGGGGCGCTAATAAAGAGGCATGGAGATTGTCTTTCTGCGGCATATTCTTCAGCAGCGCGAATAAGTTTAAGTCCAGCGCCTGTTTTACGATGCTCTTTGGCAACAAAAAGGCTTTCAGTGACCGACATAAGAACCCCGCAATGAGGGAAAATAGATACTAAAACAGTTACAAAACCAACTAATTTATCGTCCAAAAAAGCACCAATCGCCTGCAAAGAACCCAATTTTTCAAGGTTATAATACATTTCCATCTTAGCAGAAAACGGGGGTGCGCCGTCCACAACAAGTTCAGTCGCATATTCAGCCAATAAATCTGAAAAATTTGGTGCAGATTCAAGGCGCGATACTGTACATTTACAAATATTAATCACTCGTATCTCCCATTTCATACCAAACAATAAGGCTGTTAAGGTTTATAGGAAGGGGATACTGCGTCTGAACAGCAATTTGTGCATTGGTTTCCCAATCGGCGGGAGCTTCAATATATTCATCACCAGTATATAATGGCGCTGAATTACCAGGAATAACAGCAGCATTTCGTTCTCTCGATGGATAAAGACCCGTCCACGTTATATTGGCATTATTTGGCTGGATGGATGCATCAGGCTGATTAACGCCGATTGAAATGCCCCTTGATGCCTCCATACGCGCCGTAACGCCAAATATCGACTTACGCTTGCCCTGTGGCGTGTCTTTTTGCCCTGGTGGGTCAAGGTACATAGTTTGTAATTGACACGTGTACGGCAATCCTACGGTTATTTGGGAGGCTGCCAGAGGCAATGTCACGGTGCCGTTAACAACAGTCTGACTAGGAACGACAGAGCCATCCGCCAATATAGAAACTTCCAAACCGTTTAAATGATTTAACCCGCTCACAGACGTTGTTGGCGTTCCTATTGACCAGTTCCCTGATATTTGGGGTATTGGCGTATTATTCGGGTCATTGGGAATAGTTTTAGTTATAGGTGTCGTTATGTTGGCCGTAACACTTGTTCCTGACGTATAAGACGTAATTGTAGCCACCCCACCGCCAGTTCTAATAACATCCCCAATCATGCCAGAAGAAAAAACCGAGGATGAAGCTGTAAAAACAACATTATTGGTAATTACGGCGCTTACAACCGCACCCGAACCTGTACTATCGGATATTAATATACTGGTTTGACCTAATGTATAATTTTGACCTTCAGTTAATGGAGTAACTGCTGTGATAACACCAGCAACAACCGTAACGCTAAAAGTAGCTCCAAAACCTTGCCCACTGGCATCGACCGCAACAGCAGTAGGCGATGTATATCCTTCTCCCCCAAAAGCCACGAGGGTATTTGATATATTACTTGTCCCGTTTGCCGATGTCGCATAAATTGTAGCTGATGGATAATTTAAAGCCAAAGTAAGCCCTGCATCAACGCACCAGCAACTACCAACATCTTGCCACAAACGATTATTCATGCGTTCTGAATAATAAACGTAAACACCATTTACCAAACGCTGCGTTACAATATACAAAGCATCTACAGGTGGCTCTACAACAGTGCAAACGCTGGCATACAATCCATTGGTGTCGTGTCTTGCCCAAGCATAAACATCTTGTTCTTTAAGGTATGTAAAAGACAACATGGTGCCATCATTTCTAACGCACCATATAAGTTTGTACGGTTCTTCAGCATAAGCCCATTGAATAATTTCATAACCAGTAAACAACTGGTTTGAAAGAACGGTAGTGTCCGTTCCCGTATAAATGTTAACAAAGAAATTATAAGATAAATCTCTTACGATTGATCCTTTGGCTTGCACATATAAAATATCGTAATTAACCACAATAGGCGGGACGGTTGAATTGCACCCATTATAGGCTTGAGGTTGTGCGTCCTGATCTGACGGCGTAATAGCTGCACTATTGCCGCCGTTTAATTGCCATGCTCCAGAACCTGTCAAAACAACTAACCCACCTGGCATGGGAACAAGAAATTGAATACCATTAACCTGTTGCGCCCACGGTGATCCAGTTATTGAGTCAGAGTCGGCAATAGGTATGGCATAGTCAAAATTAAGAAAAGCCCCTGGCTGGCTCATGTAATACGTATCTGGATTATCAATTGTACTTGCATAAACGCGACGTTGCTGAAAATACGCTACGCATCCAGGGTAATAACCCGTCCCTGTAAAAGGGTTTTGATGCTGAGGGGGGACAGTCGTAAAATCAGGTTGAATGTTTGTGTCAACAAAACTTGTTGATAAACTTGTTCCGGCAAAACCAAAAAGAACTCCAGAAGGTTGCGCGGTTCCATACGAAGGCGTTGCTTCATATATATTGTAGCTTGTAGCCCCGGTCACGGCTGACCACGTAATAGTATTGCTACCTGCGTATATTGATATGTCGTTATTGTAACATTGAGCTACATTTGAAGCGATACTTTCTTCGCCATCGGAAGCAACGGCAGTAACAACATACTGATAATAGGTTGTCGCAGTTGTGGAAGAATTGGCTGTAGCGGAGGCACCAGTAGGGGCAGATATAGAAGAAGCAAATGTTACTTCTGTAAAAACCCAATCTGTCGCCCCATCACGCTGAAGATCATAAGGCGGATAATCATAAGGCGAACTTTCATCAACATAAGAAACACATGTCAAAGACATTGTGTTTGCGCTTTGAGTATATTTTAAATAAGACAAATCTTCAGCAGCATAAGGGGCTACCACAGTATAAATACGGGCAACCGTGCCGCCAGTAGAAGCAGTTGCCGAAGTTACGTTATTTCCAAAAAGATCTTGAACATTAAAAGTATTAGTAGTTTCTGCTGTAACAACCCAAATTAATCCGCTAAAACCCGTGTTTCCCGAATCATAAAGCCAATCCCCGACACTATAACCATGAGCCGTAGCTGTAAACAGCCCAGCAGAACTGACACTTGTTACAGTAACGGCACTTTCTAAAACGTAAGCACCATCGGACAAGATACGCATATATTCATCGCCAAATTCCAGTGCGTATCCTTGGTCAATGTTAAATTGAAACGGAATAAGCCGTGGCGGATAGCTGGATACTGTGCCACCGACATTAGGCGCATTCTGCTTACACATTCCGCAATACGCAGTGCCTGCGCGTGATGCAGCCCCCCCACGATAATTGGCGAAGAAATTACGATAAGTAGAAGCCCCCGAATGATATTTTTGAAGATCCGTTCTGCCAAAAACGGATGGGCTAAGTTCACCTGAAGAAAAGCTATTTTGGATTGTGGTCAGCAAAGGCTAAATCCCCAACTAATGTTGTCATACCCTACGCCTTGCCAAACATCCCAACCGCCGGAGCCGCCAGAACGCGCTCTTATCCAATCAGGTTGATTGTCCTGACAATTACTGCCTTCATTTCCATCTGCTGTCCTAGCTTGCATAATAATTTCTTCGGCCATGCGGGCTTGCATTTGCATCAACGGCAAATTCATGGCAATGCCTGGACATAAAAAAGCCGCCAAAGATGCTACAAATGCAGCTTCAAATTGCGAATCCCAAATCGTTGGAATTGGTTGATTAACAATATAATTAAGTTGAGCCTGATCTTGATTAGTAAGGATAACGCTAATAGGACTTCCGCTTGAATTTGTGCTGTAAGCAACCTTAAAAGGGATTTGACCACGACCACGAAAATAAATAGGCGCTGGAACACTACCAGTTGTATAATTCGTGCCACTTAACTGGGCCGGATACGTAGGAACAATAGCTCGTGCTTTAAGCATGTCAGTAGGGGCTGCATACATATAAAGCCAAGGTGTAGGAACGGTTAAACCATAGCCAGTAGTTCCACCTTCAGGCGTACCTGCTGCCGCTCCCAATATTGACAATGAAGCTTGCTGAGATAAACAATTCCACCAAGCAGTTCGCGCTAAAGATTGAAATGTAGGAAGATACAAAAGATTGCAAGCATTTGCGGCAACACTTTGATCGCTAGGAAATACGCTGCTTATGGTTGATTTGCCGCCTATTGCCATTAAAGATCGTTGGCATAGACTTAATTGGCTTGATGCTGATGTCACGCTTCACCTGCTTAATAATACAGGTTGCGACCTTTATTGCCACGACCTTTGAGTTTCTTTTTTGGCATTTCCTCACGTTCGAATTCGGCTTCTTCTGCCTGCTCGTTCTCACAACTCATAAATTTGATTTGCAGACTAACGCGGCATTTTTCACCGTCTTCATTTTGTTCAGTGTTAATCCCCGTAACTTCCGCCATACAAAACAAATGAATCAAATCGCCAATTTCGCAATTTTCATCCAAACCAAGCTTTTCAAGTTCAGCATCACAAAGTGTAATTTGAAGGCCATAAGGATATTTAGGAACAGATTCGCCTAGAGCAAATGGAACGCCCATCGACTTTTCATCTTCAAGGCTTCGCGCCATATCTACCATACGTGGCATTTTCATTTTAAACCCCTAAGCCGCAAGATTTTCAATTTCATCAACAGAAATAGGTCGGATATCTTCAGCCACATGCTCTACTGGAGTCACAGTTGTTACTTTTGGAAACATATATTCATATTCACCAATATGCCCAATTTCTTGCGATAAATCATGATCGCAAAACATTTTTACGCCATGAACACGTAAAAGCGTCGAAAAATAAACATCCGATCCAACATAATCTTGTTTTTCTTCAAGCCAGCGAATTTCAAAACGAGGCTTAGGAATTTCTCTAAAAGATGACACGCGAGCCAAAAAACTTGCACCCCCCATGGAAGCGACTTCTTGTAATCCTGTCTTACCAGTTGAATTCAAGCGGTTGCCGCTGGTGTCGCACAAGATGCCCTTAACTTCATTAATATCATGCATAGTTTTATGACGATAATTGGTTGTCACAACGTCTTTATTGTGCTGAATAAGACGATCAACAATATTGTTAGGAAATGTCATATCGTCATCTAAAGATAACCAATGGGTGTAATTCCCATTAATCATCTCATCGACAAATTTTTCTTGGGCTATAGGAAGAACGCTAACTTGGCCGTATGAACGAAACTGGACATCTTGAAGTTTATATCCAGATACGCCAATGCCAGTTGTCATCAAATAGGACATAAGTCCTACAAGGGAAGAACCAAATTTGCCCTTCCAATCCCTGTTACTGGCCACGCTAACATAAAGCCTTACATTCTCCATTAAAATCCTCTTTACGACAGACGATCAACCCAGAAATTAGAACCTGCGTTAAGCGTAGTAGCCGTTGCATTGCTGACATTTTGCGAGAAAGATAGCGCAAAAGTACCTGCCGTTGCAGCTGAAATCGTACCTGTAACGTTAACTGTAGTAACCAATCCTGTGTAAGCTAAAAGATTGCTGGACAGGGCCGTAATATTACCTTGTGCAGCCACCGTAGCGGTATTGTAAGCCCATGTATCAGCAGACAAAGTTGTCGCCGTAGCTGTGCCAGTAAATTGAAGCTTTAGACCGCCAGATGCACCGTTAGTTACCGACAAATAAACGTCAAAAACGTAAACGCCAGCGGCTTGCAAACTAACTGACATGCCGCTTGACGTAATAAGCGTAGTCGAAGTTACCGAAACGCTGTTGGCAAGATACGTGCTGCCCTCAAAGTTAGTGATTTGCGTAAGACTGAATTGCTCAGTCGTAGCCGCAGGATAACCGTTTCCAGAAATACCCTGTACGATTACTAGTTCGTTACCAATAGGATTTGCCATGATCAATCATTCCCTTCTTTTTCGCCACCTTTAGTGGCTTTGTCTAAAATTTTGTCTTTCTTTTCGTGCGATTGCATTTCTTTTTGATGTTCGGTTTCGCCAAGCTCTTTTTCATGGCGAGAATGCATTTCTTTCATTTCTTTTTCGTGACGAGTATGCATGTCTTTTTTATCAGTTTTGCCAACCGTGTCATGCATAGCGTGTTCATGTTCATGGCGGCTGTGCATATCATGACGTTCTTTGACGTGACGGACATGTGCTGGCATTACTTCATGATTATCGGATTCTTTCATGGTTTCATCGTTGCCAGATTTTTTGGAATCTTTCTCAATACGGCTAATTTCCATATCGCCGTCTTCTCCACGTTTCATCGTAGGCGATTTGCCATACATACGCGATGCTCTGCTCATTTTTTAACCTTTCCATACATAGATTTCATAAGAGCCTTAGCCCCAACGTGCTTTTTCTTATGTGCTTCTTTTTCAAACGTTTCAGCTAAACGAGCTTCTTTGCCAAGCTTACCTGGTGCATTTTTTTCTTCTTCAGCGTATTCATGAACGGATTTACCGGCAGCTTTTGCTTTAGCCGTAAAAATCCCTTTATGACTTTCGGGAACTGCTTTTTTCATCCATTTCTTTTTTGGTTTTTCAGACATTGATTTTGCACCATCAACAAGATTGGACATTACCATTTAGATTAACCAAGTTTTTCAATTTTAGAAGCACGTTCTTCATTGTTTGCAACAAAGTCAGAAGTTGTTTCTGGGTTAACTTTTTGGATGCGCTTTTTGCTATTCATTTTAGCACCCATGATTTTAACGCCATTGGGATTTTGAACCGTTTGCAAGCGACGAGCATCTTCTGAAGCGTTGGCGATCATTTCATCTTTAGTGCGTGGACGACCGGCATAATAACGGCCATTGCGTTCAGCTACAACGCGGGCGCTTTCTTCCAAGGCGTCAACATATTTTTCAAACGCTTCCCGCGCAAGTTCATTCATTGGTTCCATATCTTCGTTTGGCGTATCATAAAGAACAATGAGTTCGCCTGCTGGATGCAGCGTGTCATCTGGGCCAAAAAATCCCTGTTCATTAAGAATACGATAAACAGGCCGATCTTGCGGAATAGCAGGATCGCGTTTTTGAACGGGAGGGGCTGTAAAAAGCTGAACCATAAAGTCTCCTTTGTTTAGAAAAACCCGTGACCATTTCTGACCACGGGGTATTTGTATTAACCGGCAATAAAATTCGAAGCGTATTGATTGCCCAGCAAACCAGCTTTTGTGCCAGCAAAGCTTGGAGGATTTAGCGTTATAAACGAATTGACGCTAAGGGTAATGGTCGTGTTCGATACCGTGTAAACAAGCTTGTAAAAGCGAGGAAGTGCTTCGCCCATAGCTGCCAAGGTAGGCGGTACAGGAAAGTACAAAACAGAACCAGCGTACAGCATCGTACTGCCAGAAAGTGCAGCGGACGTGTAAATGGTAGTGTAAGTTCCTTGACCATACGAACCGCTATCAGGAGCTGCCTGCAAGGTGATTGTCATGGTTCCGGTTACTGTCGTGACGGTATTAATCGTTACGACAACATAAGGTTGCGCCATTCCATCGCCGACACCGTAATCAACGCCGATTGCAGTATTGGTTGCAGGGAAGCCATTAATCATTGCGGGAGCAGTGCCTGAGCCAGCACCCGTAATATCAATGATGGTGGAGGTTGTGGTTGTATTAGCAATTGCTAGTACAGTGTTGACCGCCGTATTGAAAGAAAGTGAATTGTCGAGATACATTATTTTGCTCCTTACGACAGTGTTGCTTCAGTGTTGGTCAAAGCATCGACCACACGGATGGGGATATCGCGGAAGGCCAATACAGGATCACCTGCAAAATCCTTACTCGACAACAAAACGTTTTTGTCGCGAATAGCTTGGATATCCAAGTTTTCACGAACAGTACGGTTGCAATACCAAGCTGGATTAATACCAGGTGCTGGTTCACGAGGACTATCACTTTCAGTAATGCCAGAAGCGCGACGAGTAAGGGTCGGCAACTTAACAACTGCACGCGACATCAAAGCAAACAAGTCAGGAGGTGTCGTTGAGAACAATCCGCCTGCGTTTGTAGTCGTATCAATGTTGCAGATACGAACCGTATAGCGCCAATCCTTAACAGCTAGGCCGCACTTCCAGCAGAAATAGCTGGTGTAACCTTCAAACTGGTTGCCGTTGGTATCGTAAAGAGCGCGAACGTCACCCTTGTCTTCATACTGAAGACCAGCTGGCGAACCTTTGGGGAAAATACCAAACAAAGTTTCATCGCCCCACCCACCAAGCCACAAAGAGGCGTTGGCTGATGCTGTACCGCCAGCATTAAGTACGTTTACGGCATTCTTCGCATTTGAAGACGTAATCGTATTATACTGAGGTGCAAGACCCGTAAACTGTTGTGGGTTTGTGGCTTCGTTCGAGTAGAACAGAGCCGAAGCGATCTGCTGGCTAAGACCTTCGATGTGCGCCATATCTTGCGACAAGCGGAAAGCATCTACATCACCGTTCAAAGATGCTTCAGACTTATCTACCAAGCTGTAATCAACCAATTCGCCAATGGCAAACTGGAACTGAGCTTGGAGGGGTTTTGTGGACGCAACGCCTTGGTTGTTGCCACGCCATGTACCTTGCGGCAAACCAGCGCGAACCGAGATTTTGTGGCCAAGAGGAAGATTGCCTTCCTTCCAGATAATATCCTTCAGGACTTCGTTGCATTGAGAAAGCAATTCTGCAATGTCAGCAACTGCACCATCGGGATCGACGCTTCGTGCCCAATCAACGAGATTTGGTAGGACGTTATAGCTAAATGCACCAGCCATATTATTAGCTCCTTCTAAGGGATGGGACGATTCACATCGTTCCAGTTATGCCTTGCTAAAGGGCGATAATTACTTCGAGAAGTGTTAGCTTTTCTTCCCGTAAAATCTTTGTTTGCGCGAAACTTGTTGAGCGGGTGGAGTTCCGGCAGGGACAGCCGTAGGCTCAGAAAGATTCGCGGTAGCTTTAGCAAAAGCGCGAATAACAGCTGGATGATTGCCAATGCCCGTTGTTTGCATAAGCGTTCTAAGTTCCTTTTGCTGTTCCTCACTTCCGCCATGACGACGAATAAATTCACGTGCCGCAGCAGCAGTCTCGTCTTTACGATTTCCGCCAATTTCAGGATCTTTAACAAAAGAATCGTACCAATTTTGAGTTTGGTTTTTCCAAGATTCTTTGTAAGCTTCTGCAATTTTTTCGGCAACCGCTTGTACGTTTTCAATATAACGATCAATGATTTTCTGTCCAAACTTTTGAACTAAAGCATGGTCTGCTTTAGACTCAAGTTCAAATTCAGCAAACATTTTGTTAACTTCTCCCAATTGGGTTTGGTCAACAGTCATATTTTCAGGAAACTTCCACGGCTCATAGGATGGCAACGGAGCTGGTTCATCAGACTGGTCGCCCTTTTCCTCTTTGTTTGCTTCAGTCGCTTTTTCAGCGCCATCAGCAGAATCTTGTTTAGTGTCTACTTTAATGTCCGACTTAACCTCAGATTTTAAATCTTTTGGTTCAGTTTTAATTTCTGTCGAAACATCAGATTTATTATCAGATTTAATTTCTGTAGATACTTCGGTTTTTACATCAGCTGATGTCGTATCTACAACGTCACTACCCAATACGGTATCCATAGATGCCGATGCGCTCTCTGTTGATAAAACAGGAGCAGATTGTACTGGCTCTGATGCCGTAACATTAACCACTTCTTCAGTCATGGTTAAATATTATATAGAAAATTTATGCCAATTAATATCCTACGGAAGCATGACGTACGTTAAATATGCAATGAGCCATTGGAAACTAAAATTGCAACAGCGTGCGGAATATTATGAGCTTCAATTTTATTCCTTACAGACAGAACGTGAGTCTTTATTGTTGTTATTTCCAATTTAAGATTTTGTGCAGCTTCTTGGCATGTTAATCCATTTGCCAAAAGCATCATAACTTGCTGTTCTCTAGGACTCAGTTTCTTCATTTTTTCCTGCTTCTTTACGCATTTTTATACAAAGTTCAGGGGCAGCTTCTTCAATTTCCATCCAAATCATTTTACCAAGGTTAGCCATTCCGATATTGCAATAAGTTTCGTGAGAATCCCCACGGACAATAGGATTTCCAAACATAAAGCTGGCTTCAAGTATATGGTATATCCATGCGCGTCCTTCTTTAACGGACATAATCCCACGTATAACTTCGTCGCGCTGTATTTTTGCGCGAGCGGCCTTTTTGCGTGCTTTATTAACTTGTTCTTTGTCGTCAGCATTATACTGATCTTCTTCTTCAATCATTATAATTTTGCCCATCTAACATTGATGTCATGAAATAATGCGGTCACAGCCGATACAATTTGTGACCACGTAGAAGACCCATGGCATATTTGAGTAAACACATGCCCGTTGCTCTCAATATAAGCCACGCACATTCCGGTTAATTCACCACGCTCTGCTTTTTGATTAAGGTCCTCCAATAAACAAATAATGGAGGTAGGCGTATCACCTGTGGGTAAATGTGATTCCGTTAACGCAATAATTTCAGCTGATTTGCGTTCTTTGGGCATTAGTTGATAATAAGCTTTTGCGGACGGCTTTCATCAAGAGCAGCAACGGATTTCTTTTGTTTGCCATCTATCATTTGCAAAACATCAAAACGAGACATTGGTTTTGATTTCCATAAACTAACACCATGATTATGGATTTCGTCCAAAAGTTCACTAACATCGGCCCAAATTGGGTGATTTTGCAAACGAGACATTTGCATAGCCGCAGATGATGCTTGCCTTAAACCTTCAACAAAAAACTCAAATGTTTCTCTTTCAGTAATGGGTGTAAGAGATTTATCTTTTGCATCTGTTGCATTAATGCCTATTGACATTTTCCACCTTTATGCCGCTTCCTTTAATGGCCATATTAATTGCTTTATCTCGAACCGCTATAAGCTTTTCTTTAATTGGCAAAAATCGTGGATCTTGATGCGAATGAACCATTTGCGCCGCAGCACCACTAGATTTTGTCAATCCGTCAATAAAACGTTTTAGAATTTCAGTTTGTTTTTCTTCGGTCATTGGCCACCTCCGCCCGTGCCCAAAATTTGATTAAGAGCGGTTTGACCGCCGCCTATCTGAGTTGATGCAAGAGTTTGCCCAGCTTGTGCGGCTATATTTGCTGTTTGCGCAACATGCTGCATCGCTTGCATTTTAGCCGTTGCCTGAGCAGCCTTAGCTTGCATATCGTTAATCTGTTTATATTGATCTGGCGAACGAATGATGCGCTGCTGGTTGCCAAGCAAATCGTTCATGACACGAACATATTGTTCAGCATCAAGAATGTTTTTGATTTCAGGATATATAGGAGCCATATTACCAATTAAAGCAGCCAAACGTTCCAATCCGCCTGTAGCAGCAGCTTTTTGAGACAACGCCAACATAGAAACAAAATTAACGCCCAGAGGCACGCCCCTTAACGAAGGGGGCGGTGGATCTATAAAACCTTTGCGTTGCAAAATTCCGTAAATACGTTTTAGTTTTAACTTTAAAACTCCAAGCATATTTTCAATAACAGGACCAAGTACAGTTAATTTTTCCTGAACTTTTTGCGCCACTTCGTATGCCGTCATACGATCAGAACCAGCGCCTTGCTCCAACATCAAAAACAAATCATTAAAAAAAGCTACCTTGATGCGCTGCTCAATTGCAGCAATGTTCGCCGACATTGCCGCCACATCAGGATTAACTTGATATATGGAACGCATACCCGTTCCAGCATCAAGTTTAGGCACGTATGTAACATGGCCGGGCAATGCCGACGATGGTTGGTTCTTCATTGACATATCGGCCAACAAAGGTGGACGAACCTGCTTTTCAATGGCTTCCGCTAATCTGCGTGTCATAACTTGAAGCTGAATAACATCAGGAAGGGCGTCCATTCCAGGACTACGGCCATAGGCGTCGTTCGATTGTGTTGACCAACGAGCAACCGTAAACGGCTGGTCATGAAACCCACGAATTGATAAAGGCTCTTTGCTGCCAGAAGCCCACACCCAGTAAACTTCTCTCCACGCAAAATCGCCAGGCACTTTACCAATTTTTCCTTTTCCAACAGCAAAATTTGGTTCAATAGAATGTGATATAATGCGTTCTTGATCTAACGCGGAACCCTTTTGTGACCACATAGCTTTAATATCATCAGGTGGTGTTTGTGAGCCAAAAAAGTCTATAGTTTGCAGAATGGTTTGTAAGAATTGACGATTAAACGTATCCACTCTATTTGAGCCATCATTCCCTAAATAATATTCGCCAATACAAGGATTATAACAACGAATAATGTCTCTTTGATCTTCATAAATGAGACATGGAGCTGTCCCAAAAACAACCACATCTTCTTTTTCTTGGGCTTCAGATTCATAAAAATTAGAAGCAGCCAATATTTTATAAAAACGATCTTCAGTTTCATCCATCCATTGGCGGCCAGCGGTATCAAGATCTTTATGGGCAATCGCCGAAACCATTTTAAACCATGGCCGCGATGGAGACACCAAGCCAGATACAAGGCCGCCCGAACAAATACGCGCGGCATAAGTAGCTGTAGGATCAACAATTGATTTATTGATTTCACGGCCACGAAGCATATTATTGGGGGTTGGCATACCACCAGAAGATTGAGTGAGCCAAATAGAACGACGAGGCAGTTCAAACTCAGCTAAATCAGACCAGTTTTGCATCCACCATGAATAACGCCATGCGCGTAATCCGTTTAATCGTTCTGTTAAATGCTTTTCAAGTTCTTGCCAATCTTTACCTACCGGTTTTTTGTTCATAGGCGGATCGTTTGGCTGCAAACTTAATACAGTTGGGCTTTCTTGATCGTAAAAAGCACCCACAGAATTTTTCGGCATTGCCACAGGGTTTTGTTTGGTTATTTTATTTAATAATGCCTTACCCACGATGATCGCCTCTATTAATTGAACCGCTTGTGGTATGAATAAGGTTATGTTTTGCTAAATTTAGTTTACCCGCAATCTTTTGATCTTTATTGGTATTAAGTTTAACAATGTGTTTACGATTGGCCCGTACCGTTGTTCCATCGGCTTTAATAGAAGGTCGAGACACAGGGGTGGGATCAACCATTAGCCGCCCCTTCCTACAACACGTTGATTAAGATATTCATCAATAATGTCTTTAGCACGATCTCGGTCAAATTTTAAATAACTGCCATTGTCATCAAATTCTATGGATACGCATTCAGCAAGGGCGTCAAGCATTAATGTTTCCAGCCCACCCGTAAATATATTCTGACTACGATTGTCACGATAAGCTGTCGTCATTTTTTGCTCCAAATAAAAGTCTTATGGCCATTTTAACTTTGTCTTTAAAAACATATTCTTTAGGATTGAGTAACTTTTTTCTGACAACCCAAAGGTGGTTCTGGATGGAAACTGAGACTTGGGCCTGGCTAAATCCCATGGCCTTTGCCTGTTGGTCAAAATTTTCAAACCATTGTTCTTTAAATGTGACCCCCAGGCTTTCGGCATATTGTCGAGATCCTTCGTAATTATAATTCATTATTGTCCCAAAAGATTTGTCTGAGCCGTGCTTTGTGGAACCGTAAGTCCCTGTTCCCCCAGAGGCCCTGCTGTTCCACTGGCAGCAGCCGCCCCACCCGCCGAAGCAGCCGACCGACTGCGAGCCGTTGCGGTAGCCTCGGATGATTGATTAATTGTTTGAGCTGCAATAGGAGGGGAAGCAGCCGGAGGCGGCACAGGAATAGCAGCAGCCGCTGGAGCAGACGGAGCGCCTCCGCCGAAACCATCACGATTAGATTTTGCGCGGAATCGCGCATATTTAGAAAATAACTTCATTTTAACTCCTTGTTTAACAAAACGTGACCTCGGCGATACCCGTAGTTATTCATATAAACTTCCCATGTAGGCGGGCATTCAATTTGAGACAAAGAGCAACCAATACTCTTTCCCCAATCTTCAATTTGTCGAACAAACCCCACCCAATCCTTAATTTTTTCCATGAAAGCCTGCCAACCTTCAACACCAACCCCCATCAAACACATAATTCTTAAAGTCTTTGTCTGTGGATAATCAAGTACTTGTGTTAATACAAACCCATCTAACGTGTTATCATTAAAAGCTAACCATATTTGCATCGTGTTGGCTTTAATCTCGTTTATTAGATCTTCAGGTTTATATCGTCCCAAGCTATAATTACATGCAATTTCTAGTTTTGGCATTATGTCGTTTAAGACATCATGCAAATCCTCATACAGCGTTGGCACAAGCCGGTTCATTTCTCCTTCTTATAAAATTTTGATTTACGGGATTGGAATTTGGACTGCTTTTTGTCTGCATCAGTAAAATCTCTACCAACAGACTGCGGAATACCGGCGTATCCACCTTTTGTATGGGCGGCGATTTGCATTATCTTATGTTGTGCTTTTGACTGACTTGGCACGCCTTTTGAACCCAAAAAACGGTAATTTGGGTGTTATCTTAACACTAAATTTATGTTAAGTCTAGATTATCGTTCTTGCATAACCCGTTAAAGCTTGAATGAATTTCCACGCAGATTCTTTATCGAACTGCATCCAAGCGCATTCCTTTTCAAATTCAAGCGTTAGCTTATTATCGGATACGCCAATTTTCATTGCCATTTGAGAAGGCATCTCCGTTGGCTTAACAATTGTACCATCGGGCTTTGGCTTAAAAACAACGCCCTGATCCGGCGCTGCTGGTTTTGCTGCAAACCCAGTTCCATTGCCATCAAGATTATTTGGCAATCCCATTGCGCTACGAATCTTTTCAAAATTGTCGGTCATGTTTACTCCGTTATTTCCAAATGTTCAGCATCAGGCACAAAATGCCACGGCAGTTTTAAAATATTTACAAGCGGCTCAAAGCTAACTGGTTTGTAACGAGATATAACATACAAAGGTTTTTGTAGTTTCAAAACCTCGCACAGCAACACCAGTGATGTATCTATTGTAATTACCCGTTCTGCTTTTTCAATAACTCCAATCCAATCAAACAAAGTAAAACCAGAAATTTCACGCAAATACACCGCATTTAATTGCGTATTAATTTGCATTTCGCCCGTGCTGCAATGACCATTAACCAATGTGTAAGAGTTTTCAATTTTTAGTTTTTTTTCCAATTCTGCCTCTTTTTTAGGCAAACGTTTAATTTTGACATAATTTGCCCAATCCGACCAATCCATTTTCAAAAACGAATATTTGGATGTCATCATACTGCCGTTCATCGCCTGATAGGCAGACCCTATGGGTAAAAACACGAACTTATCCGAATGACGGACAGGGGATGTAAACGGTTTATTGGCCGTCTCATTATGCAATTTGGTAAACTCGTTAGAATATTCAAAGTCAGTTCCTAAAATTTGATACTCGACATTAGGATGGGATTCAAAATAAGAAGCAATCCAATAATGGCGATCAAGTAATGGGAAAACAACTTTAAACCCCATGTCAGCATATCGCTTAACAATCTTTTGGATAAACATGACATCGCCAATCCCATGCGGTTGGTCAATCATGATTTTCATGCTTGCCTCGGTTTACACAAATAATTTCCACCCACAATTTCGCAATCATAATCGTAAGCCTCAAAAAACCTACGAATTGCCCCCATATTCGATTTTATAATTTCAACAAAACAAATGGGCTTACATCTTTTAATTGTTTCTCTTGCGCCTTCTAATACATCAAACTCCATGCCTTCAACATCTATCTTGATCAACTTGGGTAACAGCCCAAACGCATCAATCATTGTTATACCGGCATGTTCGGTTGAATTTTGCCTAGGCTGAGTCAATTGTTCAGTTTGTCTATCGCCAAATTCAATGCTGCCGAAATTTAATTCTTTTGAATAATCAAATTTTGGAACGTTAATATATCCATGCTGTTTTCCTACGGCCAAGTTATAAGCATAAACATTCTCAAAAGCATTCAAAGCAATGCTTCCACAAAGCATGTTATAAATTATACGTTGCGGCTCAAATGCAAAAACAGTTTTTGCCCTCGAAGCCAAAGCCAACGAGAAACAACCAAAGTTAGCCCCAACATCTAAAAAAACATCATCAGAACCAATTAATTTTTCCAATAATTCAATTTCTGCATGATCTATGGATTTGCCCGTTTCAACCAGAGCGTTTCTTTGATTAATGTCGTTTTTATTGACAAGCATTTTGCCGTAATTGGTGTCAATGATTTCAGTATAGCTCATGTCAAGGTTCCCAAATAGTCTTCCCATTCTTTTGCACGAGCATCCCAATTACACGCACGCGCGTAGGCAACTTGACCTTCCCTGTCAAACCACGAAAGATTACTTATTGAATTAACAACATGCGCAGCAAACCTACCCGCCACGATAGGGGTAATATCAGGTTGTAAATCCATCAACGCCCCAAACCCAGCGCAGGTTTCAGGCAACGCGCCCAGCTCGGTTGATATAATCCCACAACCTGCCGCCATAGCTTCCATTGCGCTGATGCAAGAGGTTTCGGGAAACGTAGAAGGATATGTCCAGTAATCTATGCCAGACAATTCATCAGCCAACCGAACTTGCGATAATGCGCCGACATACTCAACGCCTCGTATATTCTTGGCCGTTTCATACAATCCTTCATAAGGGTCAGTTTCTCCATAAATCGCCATGCTCGAAAATATCTTTAATTGACATTCAGGTATATGCTTTCGTATCGTCGAAAACGCCAACAACAAAACATCCAACCCGCGATAAGGCGTCGATGTATAAGCAAGCGTAATGTTATCATGCAAACAACGCTCAACATGTAAGAACGGTTCGCTTATCGCATTTTTGATAATTCTGGTTTTATCAAATATGCGAAACGACAATTCGTAACGCGACTTTTGCCATTCGCTTACAAATACAAACCCGGAATAAATGGATTTTTCTTCCGGCGTCGCCAAATTAAAACACGCCGGTTGATTGCTATCATGATGCGCCCACAAAACAATCGGCTTCTTGCAACCAACAGATTTCAATTTGCGACCCAATGGCACAGAAACGGGAATCAAAACATCATAATCATTGGGTTGAACTTTTTCACTTTGCGAAATGAATTTAACATTTTTAATTTCGCGTGGTTCCGTAACACCGTTTACAACCGTAATGTCATGCCCACGCAACGCCAAAGCTTCCGACAATCCGGCCACAGCCGATTGCGTGCCTCCAAGGGGTTCGCTTAAACCCGTTAAACAATCATAAGCGCGTGGGGAAAGATCAATAAAAAGAAGTTTCATGGCTCACCTGTGCGAATAATACGTACTCCACGGAAATGAAAAGTATCGTAAGCACCCTTCCATTCTTGGCCACTATCTGTGACGTATTGCCTGACTTCCCAAAGAAACTGGTCGAATGCGCGTGAACCCAAATAATGAACTTTTGGAAAATGACCGCCCATTAGCGCGGCCATACTATCGAAATATCTGGCGTGCGCCGAAGCCATGTTTATTGTGGGCGATGGCGTAGGTTTACTCATTTCCGCCTCTCAATGACACTCTCAATGACATTGCAGATAACCAGCGTTGCGAGTGCGAGGAGCCAGCTCAATTGGGTCTTGCAGTGGGGCTTGAGGATCAGTCATGTATTTCCTCCAAAGCGGAATCTATACCTTCAACATCAAAACAATCTTGGGGCAAAGCTTTTTTGGGATTGCATTTCCCGAAAGGTTTTTTCCAAAAGTTCGCAACTCCGCCATTATCACGCGGACGCTTAATCTTCTTTTTTAGACGCGTTTTGTCACTATTTTCTTTATCAATCATTTCTCACCACCCATTTTCACCAACAACTGTTCAATAATCGTGCTGATCTTTAATCCCGTTTTTTTGACACGATCCAATAATATTTTGTCAGCCATGCGCGACAAACTAATCGTTCGTCTTACTGTATTTCCATTATCTACCGACATGTATAACAATCCCCAAACGTGTTCGTAAATCGTTCAGCCGGAGTTTGCGCGTTATACTGTTGCAGCTCACGTTGCTGATCTTGAATTTGCTGCTGATACTGCTGCTCTCGCACATCTTCCTGCATTTGCTGATTACGCGCCGCACCCTCATCATACGAATTGTCGTTATACGAATTATGCGACGAATACGAATCGTAACTGTCGTATTGAGCAAATGCAGGTGTCGAAATAACCATAAACAATAGTAGGTATTTCATAGATGAACTCCTTAGTGTGAACTTTCATAATCTCAATTTACACCTCCCGTAAAAAATAGCAAGCATAAAAGTGTGAAAGTTGTTTTTTCGGTGCGATATAGGTGGGGGTATATTGTATCCCCCAGACCGGATTGGGGGGTTTCGACTTATAGGCCGTCAAGGTATAAGGAATGCGCTTCGCGCATCGGTCTATGTAATTATAACCCTCTCGCTGCATCTGTCGTCAATGGATTGTAGTTATATTGATGATTGCCTTCATCATGCTTCATGCCGCCATCAGCCTTCTTTGTGTCGGGTCGTGAATAACGCAGCATCATCATGGCATAGCGACAAGCGGATATTACGTCATCGAACTCTTTGACCACCTTGCCATCCTTGCGATGATACATAAGCATTTCATCAAAGAACAATTGGCAGCTATCAAAAACTTTGAATGTGCCATTCTCCATTCGTGTAAGCATTTCCATAATGCCAGCTTCGACGCCGTTTGATCCATCATCGAAAGTTGCGCGTTCTGGCAACATATTCAGACCTTCACGCCGGTATTGATCGGCTAGGTTTTCACCTGATCCTTTATCATGCTGCAATCCGTCATGCGGCCACGACCACGGCAAATCTTTGCCCCATGATTTTAACGCGCTGGCATGAATGGCAGGAATAGCCTCAGAGCGTTTATAAACATTGATGAGATAAATAATATCCGAATCAGGATTGTAAGCCAGTTTGGCCGCCGCTGTCGGATGATCCCAACCAAAGTCAATCCCGCCGATCTTGCGATACCATTGCGGAACCTCGAAACGCGGTATTTTAATCGCTTCTTCGGAAATAGGAAATATGCGGCCACTGCCAAGCATCGGCTTGCCGTTAATGCGTGCCTCGCGTTCATGCGCGGGATAGCTGGCAATAATGCGCAGTTTTTCATCTTCTGAAATATGTGTCACATCGGATATCGTCATATTGATATCAACGCGATCCGGCGAAGGTTCATTCAAGAATCTACGGACAACGGTTGACATGCCAAGCAAAGGTGTAAATGTCGTCCACAAAATACCGCCGGTTGCATTGGTACGTGTGAGGATTTCCATATAAATATCATCTGGCGGTTCTTCGTCATTCCAAGCCCATTGCAACGTGTCGGCCTGGAACTTCTCGCGCCCCTGTTCATAGTATTTTAGCTTAATGCGCGACACGCCACCTCTGACATGCTGAACAAGTATCGTATCCGCAAGCCCTGCCACCCCACGCGCGTTAATGACTTCTTTAATATCCTTATGCGGAATGAACCCCGTTCCCTCTTTACCCACGGCGCCAATCAATAATCTTTGGATGGTATCGCGTGTCACCTCGCCCGTAACACCGCTTGCCCAACCATCATTGGCTTTGTCAAAGCGTTTGCCATCCCACCAGTCAGGATAACGCCCCGTTGCGTGCATAGCAGCTTCAGCACCGCCAGCCAACGACTTGCCTAATTGGTTGCCTGCCCGAAACAATCTTTCACGTTTCGTCTTGCCCAGGCTGTGGAATTGTTTCTGTTTCGGGTACGGTTGATATAACTCGAGCTTCCGCCTCAATAACTGTTCCTCTATCTTGGCCTGAAACATCAGCAATTCGGATTGAGAGAACGTCCCTGAGTCGGAGAATGTCATCAAGCGTTAACTCCTCAAATGGATCAAGTTTCTTAATATCGAGTTGTTGGATCGGTTTGCCTTCAACGCGGTTAATGATTTCCTGAATGGCGGCGGAGTTGCCTTGCCTTGCTTGGTCAATAAGCTTGGCCGCTATTTCATGCGAAATTTTGGCGTCTGAGGGCAGTAAAATATTGTCGCTACTCCCACTAGGTAAATTCAAACAAGCGACTAGAGCCTGTGTTATTGGCTTTCCTGATGGCCTTCCAGAAGGATTTCCAGATTGACCCGGCAAAAACACCATTGTTATCAATCCTTAACATTTTGAACTTATTAATAATTGCCTATTTTCTAATCAAAAGTCAACCACAAATAAAACTGCCTATATTTTAGGTAAATAAGACCGTCTGAGACTGCCACTACACTGCCACCTACACGGCAACCCCAGTATTTATTGGTACTTAAGACAGTATAAGACAGTTATTTATATATATAATAGAAAACGTACAGAGCAGTATATATAAGAGGAGGGAATAGGCTCGTTTACAGGACGGGGTTAGGAAAAAGTGTTAACGGCCACCCAAATGACACTTAAACACTGGTATCATTGAACTAAATAGCTGAGGCAGTCGTTTTCATAGACTGCCACCAAACTAAAAATAGCAATAATATTTCGCGTGTAATGACATTATTTTATAGACTTGCCCTATATTCTTTGGTAAGGTCTGAATATCAAATAGCTTGATGAAGCTAGCCAACAACTGGAGGATAACATGTCTAAGAAAACCACCCTCGCAACGCTTAAAGCGTTCATTCGCAAAAACCGTTCTAATCTTCAAATCATGTGCAAGTCATCGTTTGACGGCATGATTGATGGAACGCGGTACAGCGAAAATCCAAAATTCCGCCCAATAAAAGTAGATGCTGAACCAGGTTCATACATGACGTTCGAAACGCTCATGGATGCCAATAAGAACACACTCGGCATAGCTGGCGTCTGGCTGGTTGGATCAAGCCGCGACTATATCAAAGAATACAGCAAAGACGGCATGTTCGGCTATGAAGTTTATAACTGCTGCGGCTCGTTTGTGCTGGCTTTGAACTTGGCAGAATGTGCAATTATTGATGCAGCGCGGGTTAGCGTTGCTGGAAAGGCGGCTTAATCATGAACACGCAACACACCTTCGGTTATGCTTCCTCATTCTACAAGGGCAAAAAATGCTATGTGCCAATGATTGACGGGCGTATGCCTTCCAGCCCTTCACATTACAAAACGCCCGAAGGGGCAGTTAAATTCGCCCGTGGCGTTGTATGGGGGATTGTAGAGGCTATAAAAAACAACGGCCATGAAGCAACCGCTGTTTTCATCACTCACGACCAGAAGGGGGTATAATCATGAAACGCTTTATAATCGAAATGCGCCAAGGCTGGGAAGATGACACGCCGCTATTTTTCCCTTGTGATGCCGATGACGCCGACCACGCCGAGGAGCAAGCCCTAAACGCTTATCCAGAATGGCGAGTCGTAACGGTTTTTCAGGAGGTTTAATCATGATTAAAATCAAAGAAACCGACTTCAACAAAATATCACCAGACTATAAAGGAACGCATGAGGGCAAGCGGACTGTATTCGCCGGTTGCATCATGCCTAACATGGGAACGAATATTGCAGTTGAAGGAACAGACTTTGAGATTGTTCCGACACCAAAAAAGAAGGCAAGATCATGACCTGGCTCACAAACAACCCCGAAGCCGCCTCAAAACTAAACGCCGCTGACCGCGCCTACAATAAAGCACGCGAGGCCGCAAAATCTCTTGGCTTGGCTGATAAGATTGTCGCTTTGCGTGAGGCTAAGGTTAAGCGCGTGGCGGCTTATGCAAAGGCGGTGAAATCATGACCCACGACCTCGAATACATCAATACGGGCATGTTCACCCGCTTTGTGCCGAATACGCCAGCCGGTGAGGATGCATGGCGGGTTATGGATGGTTGCGTGCTGTCTATTCACCTCGACAACGTGCTGCGTCAGCTTCGTAAGGCTGGTTTGAGCGTAGGAAAGGCTAGACCGGCTCAGGTTAACGATGATGAACTGTTAAAGGAGTTAATGGCATGACCATGCTTACATGCAAGGAATGCGGCATATGGCTCGATCATGAACTAGCTCACGCAACATCGGTTAATCGTGACTACCCTTATTGCGACGAGTGCATAGGATTGGCGCAGGAGCAGGAAGAAATGGATAATGGGCAGTTTGGGGTGGGGGCATGAGAAACGCAGATTTAAATGATGTTGCCGACCAAAACTATAAAG